AGGGTGTATGGGAAGAATGTCCAGCCCCAAGCATAGAAATAGAAATCGACAAAACTACTATGCCTGTAAGAATAGTTCGTGAGTTGCCAGGAAATGTATATCCAGAAGGAAGGTTTTTAGTACAAGAAGTTGATTTTACTAAACGTGATGTAGGTGATGATAATACAAACCCAGTTCCTAGTTTCATAGGAAGTAATATCGAAAAAATGTTGTTTTTTAGAAATAGGTTAGTTGTATTAAGCAAAGGAAATGCAATTTTGTCTAAAACTAACGATTTTTTTAATTTCTTTAGTAGTACAGCTATGTCTGAATCAACAGCTGATCCAATAGATATACAAGCTAGTGCAACTTTTCCTACAACTTTGTTTGATGGTATAGAGGTAAATGCAGGGTTATTACTATTTAGTCCTAATCAACAATTTATGTTAACTACAGATAGTGATGCTTTAACACCTTCAACAGCAAAAATAAATTATCTTTGCTCTTACAACTATGATCCTTCAACTTCACCTTTTTCTTTAGGACAAACCATTGCTTTTATAAATAGGTCAGGATCACAAACAAGAGTATTTGAAATGACAAATATTAGGCGTGAAGGTGAGCCTACAGTTTTAGAACAAAGTAAACTTATTGCTAGTCAATTAACAGATACTTTTTTTCTGCCAACAATATCAAAAGAAAATCAATTATATTTTTTAGGTGGAAAGACTAATGCCGTATATGGTTTTAAATATTTTAGTGATGGAGAAAAAAGAGTACAATCAGCTTGGTTTAAATGGTTTATAAATGGTTTTTTAGAACACCATGCAATGTTTACGGATGTTTATTATCAGGTAGTTAAAAGTCGTGATACAGGGTTTTTTGATACTGATGATTATCCACATTTTCAAGTTGAATATACATTAGAAGAATTTGATATAAAAACTCGTGAAGATACACTTTTGTCAAATACTGGACCTACAGATGCAGATAAAGTTAGAGGTAATAACTTTCCTATTCATTTAGATAGACATAGTGTTATCACTACATTACCTATTACTGCTTACGATGAAGTAACTAACAAAACTACATTTACAAGACCTTTAGGTTATTTAGCTGGAACCGCAACAATTCCATTTGGATTAACAGCATATTGTCCATTTGTAGGAGCTGAAGGTGCAAGTGATAGATTTGATAATATTGGTAGAGAAGCAGATATTAATGTCCCTCTTTTACAAACACCAATAGTTCCAACCCCGCCAGGTGGTCAACCTGAGTTTGATCCAAGTATTTTAGAACTAGAAGGTAACTGGACAGGTTTTGACTTTGTAATTGGATATTCAGTAAGTTCTTTTCTTGCATTACCAAAATTTTACGTTACAAAAACTGTGGGTGACAAAACCAGAGCTGACATAAGATCTTCTCTTGTAATCCATAGATGTCGTGTATCCTTTGGAAATGTAGGTAGTGCTGTAGTATTTGCATTTACACAAGACGAAAAATCGGTAAGTTTTCATGAGTTTGACAGTATGTCATATAACCGCCAACTACTTAATAGACAAGGAATTGCCAATGAATTGATATTTACAGCTGCTATATATGAAAAGAATGATAATTTTAGTTTTGTAATATTTACCCGTGACGCAAGACCTTTAACAATATTTTCTGTTAATTGGGAAGGTGATTACAATCCTCGATTATATCAACGTGTCTAAATTAATTTATCCCGCAACCGCTGAATCAGCATTAGAAGTTGCAAAAAATTTAAGACCTGAAGACTATAGAGAACTAGTAGAGGGACATGGATTAATACCAAAAATCCATCTTCCTCTTTTTCTATATGAAGGGTCTAATTACGTATTCACTATGCCAAACGGCAAGACTGCTGGAATGGGTGGTGTATCATCAGATGGCAGAATATGGATGCTTTGTACGCCTGAAATCGATAAGTATCCCGTTACCTTTACACGACTAGCAAAAAAACATTTATCATCTTTTAATGATAGACCTTTGTTGTGGAATATATGCGATAAACGCAACAAAACCCACTTAAAACTTTTAAAGTTTTTGGGCTTTAAATTTCTTAGAGAAGTTTTACATGGTCCAAATTATTTACCATTTATTGAATTTTGTAAAATACCATGTGTTCAGCAAGTTTAACACCATTATTAGGGTCAAGACTAGGTTTTGGCCTCGGTGCCCTTAAAAATGTATTTGGCTTTTTTTCAGGTAGAAGAGATACTGCTAGAGACAATAGAGCCATTGCAATTCAAAATCAGTTATTAATAAATGCTTACAATACAAAGAATCGTAATGAAGAAAATATCTGGAACAACAACAAATCAAATATCGATATTGCAGTTGATAATAAATGGCGTGAAAGTCAAAATGCATTAGCTGAAGCTCAAATGAAAGCAAGGGAAGTTGCTGGCCAAGCTGCAATAGCACAACAACGAATTCTTGCCAAAATGTTAAGTACTGGTGGTAGAGAGCAGACTGGTAGAAGAGTAGGAAGAAAAAATATTGCTGAACTAGGGGCACAACTTGCTGCGGCTGGAGCACAAGCTGCATTTGCTAAAGAAAGCGAAATATTATTTACTGACAAGGTTGGTAGAAATATGGCTGCATTTGCACAAGGTAAGTATGTAGAGTACATAACTGGCAGACCTAGCCCTGATGCACCACCTATATTACAGCAAAAAAAATCAGGTCCAAGTTTCTTAAATACGGCCTTATCTATTGCTAGTGGTGGTTTAAAAAGTTATCAAGATTATCAAAATACAAAAGCTCCACAAATAACGCAAAGTGGTAATCCATTTAATTTCTCACCACAACCACAACCTCTCCCCTCATATGGATCAAATACACCTGTAGACAGTCTTAATGTTCAATTTTCAGAAAGTCCTGTCTCATTTAAAGATCAAAATTTACAAAATGAATTAGATAATTATTTCCAATCTGGAAATCAATCTGCTAGTGATACTTTAAACTTCGGAGCACAATTATCATTACTATAAACTATGTCATATAAAGAAGTATTAAGAGGACTTACAGCTAATGCACAGCAAAACGCAGATAGATTTGAAAGGCTTGAATCTATACGTTTAGCTGAAGAACGAGAGAAAAGTCAAAAAAGATTAGAAGCTATTTCTAAATTTTCAACAAGCCTTGATGATTTTATTAAAGATAAAGTAAACAAGCAAATTGATGAAGATAAATTAAAAGGTAAGATTGCAGCTATTGAACAAGATATGGAGTCACGGGAAGTGACAGGTCAAGCAACCATACCCCAACAAGATTTATTTGAATATAATGAAAATAAAAATACATTACTTGATAGTAAAAAAAAGCTAAATATTGTAGCTAATAATGTTTTAGAAGAAGGTGGATCTTTTCAAGAAGCTGATGAAATAAGTAATTTATCTGGCTGGGCACTATATAGTTTTGTACAGCAAAAATCAAAAATTGCAGCTGACAATTATGAAGACTGGCTGAAAGGTGAGATGCAGAATAATGAAGATATTGAACTTGAAGTAAATGGAGTTAAATTTACACCTAAAACAGCTGAAACATTAGATCAAAGAAATATTGCATTAAAAGCATTAAGAAGACAATACCTTGTTGATCAAAACCTTACTGATGTAAACAGAGCATTATTAGATGATAACGAAGTTGGATTTTACGATAAAGTACAGAGTGCTCATAACACAATAATGAAGGGTTATGAAAAAGATGATGCTATTGATAAAGGTTTTAAAATAAGAACAGATGCTGTTAACGATTTTGCTGTAAATAAAGATTTTGAAGCTTTATTAGGAACAATCAAGAGAACTGTAAAAGCAGATGGCACTGTACATAACAGAAAAGAAGCCTTAGATGAAACATTTAAAATTTTAAAAAGTTTAGCTAAAACAGGTCAATTATCTATAGAGGATTTAGAAGCAATACAGAATCAAGAGATTGAAATAGATGGTAAACCATACAAAGTAGGTAGATGGAAAACAAGATGGCTAGATCTAGCTGACGAATTACAAAAAGCAGCAAATGATAAAGCTAAAGCAGATTTACAAGAATTAGAGGCAGTCGAAAAAGCTATTGAAGTTGAATGGCGTAATAAGGTAAAAGAAGGTCCTATAGATGATGATACAAAAGCTGAATATATAGGTAGATGGACAAAGGAAACAGGAAATGAAAATCCACCAGAATGGATGAATGATTTCTTAACTGCTGAAGATAATAATGATGTTGCTTTATTGGAAGAACATCTTGGGGATGATGCAAGAGGTTATTTACTTGAGTCTGATTTATATGGAATGTCTCAAGCTGTAAAAGAACAATACAAAGATAAAGTCAAATCAGATCAAGATGTATTAAAAGATAATGCATTTAAGAATGCAGCAGACCGTGCAATGAAAACACGTATTAGACGTATTTTAGATATGTCTGCTGAAAAACTCGATGGTCCTGAATTTGATGTAGCATTTACAAATGCAGAGGCTGATTATGAAAGGTTATATCGTGAAAATTTAAGATATACAAATGAGGAAGAAGCTCATAAAGCTGCTATAGATGAAGTTAAAGATAACTTAGATGCTAATAAAGATGGGGTGTTTGATACATTTGATGATTTTCAAGGTTATTTTGTAGTACTAGAAAAATTTACTATTACAAAGAAAAAACAAAAAATAGAGAAAATAACAAAACTATTAGAAACAGAATCAAGTAAATGGGAACGTGATACTTTAAAAGCTATTGATTGGTTTAAAAATAATAAGTTACCAGATACAGAAGAGGATATAAAAGAGGCTAGAGAATATAGAGAAAGAGGATCTAAAAAAATACCAGAAGTTTATAAAGTAATTGCTCGTAAATTACCCAACATAACAGCATGGGATATTATGGATGCACAACTAAAACTAAATCAAAAGACAAAAGGACAAGTACAAGAAGGTGCTGGTCAAAAAAATCTTGAAGAAAAAGTATTAGAAGATGAAACTCTTAGTGAAGTAAATAAAAAACTTACATATAAATCAAATCCATACAGTATAAAACAAGCATCAATTGACGTTTTAGATATAAGGAAATATCTTGATTCTACGGATGATGAGATAAAAGTCTTCAACTCACTGTTTAATACTGATACAAATTTAATGATGCCAGGATTAAAATTACCAGGTGTATAAATGAAACAAAAAATAGACTACGGAGGCATCTTACGAGATGAAGTAGAGTTTATGGAAGAAGATCTTCAGGATGAATTAAACATAAAACCTGAAGTAAAAAAAAAAGAAGAAGTAATAGAAGAAGGTCCTATTTTTGGTGCTGGTGACAAAGATTTACGTAATCATCCACTTTTTGAAGAACTACACTTAGACATTCCTTTTCAAGAAGGTGAAGGTAAATTTGGATATACAGAAAAATATCCAGAAATATATACAGGAAAAACAAATCAAGAAAATGCACAAATCTTTTATAAAAGAAAACATGCATTTAAAGGTGACGTACCAATGGAGATACGTAATAGAATCTATAAAGCTGGTATTGATCTTACTTCCTCCATACTTACAGCTGGAGAGCGATTTGTTGATATGACACCATTTATTGGTCAAATGAAAAGAGGACCTGATGGTGGAATAATAAACCGTTATACAGGTGAAAAATACGAATTAGATTGGGATCCATTAGGCAATATCAAAGATCCTTGGACAAACTCTTGGTGGGGAACACTTGTTCAGGGTGTCACTAAATATGGTTTAGGTGCACGTCTTGCAAGAGGAGTTGGTATAAAAGGTCTTGCAGCACAGGAGGCTGCTGTAGCTGCTATATCTGAGTATTCTCAGGGTGATAACATAACTGGTCAAATAGCACAAAGAATGCCTTGGACTAAATATATATTTGGTTCTATTGCTTCTAACGATAAAGATTCTCCTCTAGCTCTTACATTAAAAAATGTATTAGAAGAGTTATCTTTAGGACGTGTTTTTGATCATTTATTAGGGGTACATAATCCTACAACTGGAGCAATAATTGCTCAATCTCGTAGAGCTAATGTTGACGATCAAATACTTAAAAAAGGTGCAGCTGAATTAGCTGAAGAGTTGGAATATGATAAAACAGTAAGAATACAAAAAGCGTTACCAACATCAGCTATAACAAAACAAGGAGATGTTATTGATGTAGATGTAATACCTGATCCACAACAAATAACAGGTGCTACAGATAATTTAATAGATGGATCTACAAAACCAAAACCAACTGTTGAACAAACAAAATCAGGATTTAGAGGTCATAAAAATAAACCACTTGCACAACCAGGACAAGGCTCACCTACATCTAATTACGAACAAGGTGATTTTTTTGGTATCTATAGACAATTAAATAGAATAGATGATTCTTATGGAGCTGAGAAAAACATAGGATCAACTGACTCTGTTATGTCTCCGTTGCAAGCAGAAAAAGCATCGAGAGATTCTGGTTATTCAGTTAAATTCTTACAGAAAAAAGCAAAAGAATTACTAGGTGAAGAAGGATTTAAAGATATGATGAAGGACTTTAGATCTAGACGTGTAGGTTTTACAGAAGGTTTTGGACCAGCATATAGACGTGTCCAAGAAATCATGGGACGTAACACAAGTGCTCAAACTGTAGAAGATTTTTGGGAACCTATTATAAGAGAAAAACCTGGTTCTACTGGAAGTGGACCTTGGATGGAAAATCAAGATTATTGGTCTGTACAGAATGTTTTAGTTGCTGATATGATCAACGGTGCTTTATTTAAAGAATTAAGAAATCTAGGAATTGCTGGTAAAGAATTAATAAATGATGTTGATGTTTTTGCTAGAGATGGATTAATGCAATCTATTGAAGATAAATTAATAGTTGGTTTATCTAATGCAAAAAGAACTAGATATTTTATGGGTTCTACATTTGCAGATTTAAAAAGAATAGGAACTACAGCATCAGCAAAAACTGCAAAAGACACAATTAAAAATTTACATGATGAAACTGTAAATAGTGTACGTCTTATGATGGATGTCATTAAAAAGACTGAATCAGATGAATTAGCTGAAGCAATATTAGAAGTTTTCCAATTTTCAAGTAAAATTCATAATTTTCAAGATTTTGATGCTTGGATGAGAGCAAAGTTAATGGGTGGTGAGTTTGACGGTAAACAAAACGTAGGTGCTGTAATAAGAGAACTTCAAAGTTTATCAGTCAATAGTATTCTTAGTGGTTTTAAAACTCCTCTTAGAGCAATTATTGGTACAACAGGTAACGCATATGCTAATTCTATTAACCAACTTATCGGAGCAAGTATTAGAACAGGATTGACTGGTGATACTAGATTAATGAGAACATCTCTTGCACATACTCAAGGAATGTTTAATTTAATACCAGATGCATTAAAAGTTTTTAAAAGAAACTTAGATGTCAATTTTTCAAAAGATGTTGCGACTATTAAAAGTAGATATACAGAGTTCGAAAAAACAGCAAGTAAACAGTGGGAAATGTATGGCAAGTTTGTAGATGAAAGGCTTGCAAAAAATCCAAATCAAATAAGAGCACAAGCTGATGTAGCTGCATATAATATTGCCAATGTAGCTCGTACATTAAATAACAATAGATTGTTTAGTTGGTCTCCTAGAGTGTTATCAGCTGTTGATGATACTTTTAGACATTTAATGGCTAGAGCTAAATCTAAAGAACGTGCATTTAAAGATGTATATGATGCTGTAAATCAAAATACTTTTGCAGAAATAACACCTGAGTTATTAAGAAATGCAGAAGACTTGCACTTTAGTCGATATTTTGATGAATTTGGAGATTTTAGTATTGATAAAGATAGAGCTTTACAGTATCAATTTAAGGAAGCTACATTAACCTCAGATCTCGATGCTTTCGGTAAAGATTTAGAAAATTTATTTAATGCAGCTCCTTTAGTAAAACCTTTTTATCTATTTGCAAGAACAGGTATTAATGGTTTAAAAATGAATGTCAAAAATATGCCATTATTTTCAATACTCTTACGAGAAACGCGACAAATTGCTCTTGGTACTGCTGCAAAATTACAAGCAAATCCTGCAAAATATGCAAAATTTGGAATAGAAAGTATTGATGATTTAAAGCAAGCACAAAATCTTTTACTTGGTAGACAAGCAATGGGTACAGCAGTTGTGTATCTAGCTAGTAGAAAATATCTTGCTGGACAATTAACAGGTAATGGACCAGCTGATAGATCACAAAGAGCTATGTGGTCTGATACGGGTTGGATGAGGAAAACAATAACTGTTGGTGGTGTACGAGTTGGTTATCAAACATTAGAACCATACGATTTGATTCTTTCTATAGTGGCTGATATTGGTGACAATATGAAGTTGATGGGTCCAGAATGGGGCACACAAAAACTACAGTTGTTAGCACAAGGTATAGCTACAGGTTTTATAGAAAAATCCTATTTACAAGGTATAACTGATTTAGCAGATTGGTTAAGTGGTGAACCTGGTGCTGGTGCTGGAAGAATTGCTGGTAATATTTTAAATAGTTATGCATTCTTTCCGTTAGGAAGTGGTTTAAGAAATGATATAGGTAAACTCTTAAATCCTTACATGCGAGAGTTAAATAAAAGCATTATAGATTCTGTAAGAAATAGAAACCTTGCAATGGAAGGTTTTGGAGTTAAAGGTGTAACAGGTAAACTTCCAATAAAATATGACATGCTCAATGGAAGACCACTTAGAGATTGGAACTTTTTTGAAAGTATTTTTAATGCAGTCAGTCCCGTTTCTTTAAGTTTGCAACCAAGTCCTGGTCGTACATTACTTCACAAAAGTGGATATGATTTAAGACTTTCTGTTTTATCAGCTCCAAATGGGAAAATACCTGTTTCTCTGGCAAAAAGTAATGTTGCAAGATCACTATTCCAAAAAGCTATAGGAGATTATAGAAATAAAAAAGGTCAAAATTTAGAAGAAATATTTAATGAAATGGCTAAAAATCCAAGTGTTTTAGCTTCTATGGCAATTATGAATAAACGCTTGGCAAGCTTTGATGATGATGTTGATCCATTAGCCTATACACACAATAAATTAATTAAAAAACAATTAGATGATGCAAGAGAAAAAGCTTGGGCATCAATTAGAAAACATCCAGAAATTCAGAGACTTATACAGGAAGCTAAGAAACGAGTAATGGATGAAAAAGCAACAACTAGAGAAACAAGCATAAGAAATACAAGTAGAGAAGCACAAAAATTACTGAATAGAAAAAACAAATAATCCGCCCTTTTTTAATAACAAACAGGGAAAATGCCAAGTACATACACTGATAATGGTGGAGGTGCAGCTAATGGATCTAAAAAGATTTTTACCTACACCTTTCCCATTCTAAAAACTGAAGACGTAAAAGTTTCTCTAAATGGAGTAACACAAGCAACAACTAAATACACAGTAGATACGACTACTAATCCCACACAAATAGAATTTAATAATACCAGTATTGATAGTACCTTACAGGAAAGTACTGGAGCACCTAAATCTGGTGTAGACGTAAGAATATATAGACAAACAACAGTAGGTAAAATTAGTGGAGACGATGATCCTAGAGTAGTATTTTCTCAAGGATCAGTTATCCGTTCTATTGATTTGAATGCAAATACTGAACAAGCACTATATGCAATTCATGAATTACAAGACCAACCAATAGAAGCTCCAGAATTACAAGATGGTTCAGTAACATCATCTAAAATTGTGGATGGAGCAATAGTTAATGCTGACGTTAATGCAGCAGCAGCTATAGAAGGATCAAAATTACAAGCAGCTTCTTCATCTAATGCTGGAAGTATGTCTGCTAGTGATAAATCTAAATTAGACTCTATTGATTTTAATGCTAGAGACGATCAGACAGGTGCAGAAATAAAAGCACTATATGAAGGGGAAAGTAATACTAACGCATATACAAATGCAGAGAAGGATAAGTTATTAAACATAGAACTTAATGCTACTGCTGATCAAACTGATGCAGAGATAAAAACTGCCTATGAAAATAATTCTAATACTAATGCATTTACAGATGCAGAAAAAAGTAAGTTATCAAACATAGAACTTAATTCTACTGCTGATCAAACTGGAGCAGAGATAAAAACAGCGTATGAAGGAGAAGCAAATACTAACGCCTTCACCGATGCAGAAAAAACAAAACTTTCTGGTATAGCTACAGGAGCTGATGTAACCTCATCTAATTCAGTAGGAGCATTAAATGATGTCGATCTAACAGGTGTAGCTGATAATAAAATTCTTAAATATCAAGCATCAAGTGCAAAATTTGTTATTGCTGATGATACAGGTGGAGGTGGAGGTTCTAGTACTTTTACAGGGCTTACTGATTCTCCAACAAACTACACAGGAGCAGCAGGTAAAACAGTTAAAGTTAATTCAACAGCAGATGGTGTAGAGTTTGTTGATGTAAATACAGATTTAGATCAAGATAGTACACCACAACTGGGTGGTAACTTAGATGTACAAAGCAATGAAATTAATACAAGTACAACTGACGGAAATATAGTTTTAAATCCTAATGGTGCTGGTGTTGTTGAAATCAAAGGTGATGGTACAACTAATGGAACTGTTGGGACAATAAAGCTTAATTGCTCAAATAATAATCACGGAGTACAAATTGCTTCACCACCGCACTCTGCCGGTGCAAGTTACACCCTTACTTTGCCTAATACAGATGGAAATGCTAATCAAGTTTTGAAAACTGATGGCTCAGGTGGTCTTGATTGGGTAGATCAAACAACTGATACCAATACAATATATACTGCTGGTACTGGCCTGACACTTACTGGTACTACATTCTCTGTTGATACTTTGAATCAAAATACTACAGGAACATCAGGAGGGTTAACTGGTACACCTTCGATTACTGTTAATCAAGTTACAGCAGCAAGCTTAGATATTTCTGGAGATGTAGATGTCGATGGTACGTTAGAAGCTGATGCGATTACAGTAAACGGTACTGCTTTAGCCGCTTCAGCAACAACTGATACTACTGATGCAAATAATATTTCTAGCGGAACTTTAGCAGCAAATAGGGTCGCACAACTAAATCAAAATACTACAGGATCAGCAGCAACATTAACTACACCAAGGACTATAAATGGTGTTAACTTTGATGGCTCTGCTGATATAACTGTAGCTGACTCAACAAAGATGCCTCTTGCTGGCGGTACTTTTACAGGTGAAGTTATTTTTCAAAAGGAGATAACTGAAACTGTTTTTGCAATAACAGATGCCTCTTCTGTAGCTTTAGATCCTATTAATGGAACAATACAAACTTGGACATTAGGAGCAAATAGAACTGCAACTGATTCTCTTACTACAGGGCAATCAATGCTTCTTATAGTTACTGCAAGTGGTTCTTCTTATACAATGACTTGGCCAACGATGACTTGGGTAGGAGGTTCTGCTCCAACATTAGGAGGTGCTACACCAACAGCAATAGAATTATTTAAAGTTGGCAGTACATTATATGGTGCAACTGTAGGAGATTTAGGTTAATGAGATCGCATAGACTTCGTGCTGCTGCTGGTGGTGATGTTGGGGTAATTAAATCTGGTGCTGTTTTACATTGGGATTTTGGAGATGTAAATTGTTGGAATAGAACTAGCAATAACGTTTTAGATCTAAGTGGTAATAGTCGTAATGGTAAAATAATAAATTATAATTCATCATATGCTCTTTTAGGTCAGGTATGGAGCCAATCATATAATTCAGCTAATGGAGGCTACTTAGAAGCTAGTGCAACTTACAGTGGTGAACCATACTATACAGATATGCCTGGTATAAGTGTTAGTGGAAGTTCAGCATCGCAATCGGACATTTTCCGAATACCTGCTGGGGGCGGTACTGTTAATTTATGGCAGTCTACAAGTTCATCACTTGCTGCATATACTCTTGAATTTATTTATGATGCAAAATTGCCTAGAAATGGTACCACTGGAGCTTATGAAAACAAAACAACATCTTCTTCAAAAGGTTCGGTGGGATATTCAACCGGTTCCCTTTATGAATTTCATGCTTATGCTACTAGAAACGGTGCTATGGCAAAACCTACAATGGGTTTTTTCCTTGGTCAGTCTGATTGCGCTGAAATTGGTTTTAGGGGCACCGATGATGATTTTGCGGGGGCTGCTACTTGGAAACTAACCAACAGTTCTCCACCTTATGCTAATTTTTCTTATAGTGGTAGTAATACAGGTTGGGAGCAAATCATAATAACTAGAGATAGTAGCGGTAATTTAAAAATGTATAGAAATAAAAATTTATTTTATTCACAATACTCAACCACTGATTATTATTGGAATTACAGTGCATTTTTCATACAAATTTTTAATATATATTCTCAGTGGTTTGCTTTTCAAGGAAAGTGGGGAATAATAAGAGGTTATGATCAATCTTTTACACTAGCAGATGTTACAAGTCAATACAACGCACAGAAATCCCGATTTGGGCTACCTTAAAATTTAATTATGAACTATGCAATTATTGATGGTACCACTGTAAAAAGCACTGGTACAATACAACAACTATTTCCTAATACAAGTTTTAGTATTACAGGACCAAATGCAGATTTTCTTACTGAAAATAACGTAGTAGAACTTGTAGAAAATCTTAGCTATACAACGCCAACACAAAAACTATCAACTGTAGATGCTTATGTGGAAGGTGGTAAAGCCTATAACGTAAGAGTAGAAAACACAACAGCAGATGAACAAACTACACTCACTAATCAGAAATGGATAGAAATTAGAGAACTAAGAAATGAAATTTTAAAAGATACCGACTGGAGAGCTAGTAGCGATCTTTCACTATCTGACGCTTGGAAAAATTATAGAAATGAGCTTAGACAAATTCCACAAACACAAACAGATCCATATAACATTACATGGCCTACAGAACCTAGCTAATGCCTTATTGGAAAAAAGAACTTAATCAAATTCCAGTTATAAATATTCCACCTATTGAAGAAATAGAGACAATATCTATACCTCTTCCAACAGCAGAAGTACCTTTTTACACTCCGTTAGTTATACCTCCTAGTGATTTACGATCAACAGAGCAAATTGAAATAACAACAGATACTTCTATTGATAATTATGAAATAGATGCTGAAGCAACAGAAGGTACTTCTACTAAACCAAGTAATCAGCCAGGAATGAGAACAGTAAATTTGTTTTCTACAAATGTTGAGATACCTCTACCTGAAAATGAAATATTAATTACAGCAACTACTACAGCTGTAGTTTCAGTTGGAGCTGCATTAACTGCTACGGCTGTATTTAATTGGGTTGTAAAAGTTATGAAACCAGTAATTAAGACACTATGGAAGAAGATGACAAAAGGGAATGGCTCCACGACTCGATAAAAATATTTATTCTGTTATGGTCGATGGTGTTATTGTCTTGCAATTACATAAAAATACACGACAAAAAAATACTTGATTTTGATAGTACCTTTATAGCTTCGATTTTTTCAACATCCGCAGCTTCTCTGGGACTTAAAGGTATCGGAGGTGGAAGACTATCAGGTAACGGAAACGGAAACACAACAACTAAACCAAAAGCATGAAAAAATTAATCTTGCTTTTAGCGTTGTTATCACCCAGCATTGCTAAAGCCAACACAGTGACTCCTCAGTTCACAACTGGAAATATGACCTCAACTACAGTCACCACTCAGACTGTCAAAGAAGTTACAAAAAAAGAAATATACGGAGCTGCCGTAAAAACATGGTCAGGTACTAACGTAACTGCGTCCGCAGATATTGCTGGAGCTGCAACTAAATTTACAATTAAAGATGACACAAAAGCATGGCAGTTGGAAACGACTACTAGAGCTGCTGGTCTTATAGAAAAATGGGATATTACATCAGACTATACAATAAACTCCACTACAAATTCCTTCTCTGTCTTCTCGCAATAGGAAGTCCAGTATTTGCTGACGGAGATACAACTAATAATGCAACCCCCGTAGCGGCTGCGACAGGAAATGTGACCAATAGTGCGGTCCAATTTCAGAATAATGGAGCACCATCGAGACAGCATTTCAGCACTGGAAACTCGTGCAATGGAAGTACTATGACACTTAGTCCATTTTATATGGGTAATGATGTCGAACCTGAGACTGAAGATGGATATGTAATAAATGAAAACTGGGGAGTACAACTTGCCTTTATGGTTCCCCTAAACAGAGATCTAACTGAACAATGTGAACGCATAGCTGCTTTACATGAACGGAATATGAAACTCTCACAAGAAATGACAAGAGCACTTAAATGTACAGAACTCCATCGCAAAGGATTTACCTTTCGACCTGAGTCTGACTCATACAAATTGTGCTCTGATGTCGTGCCAATTCAATTAGTTAAAAAAGAAAATGCTAACACTCCTTAAACCAATAATCCTCACTTTTGTAAAAACAGAAAAATTTAAATTATTTGTAGTTCAACTATTAGAAAAACTAGCAGAACAAACTGAAAATGATTTAGATGATTATGCAATATCCATTGTTAAAAAAGGACTAGGTGTTTAACTTATGCAACAAGATAGACCCAAAGAGGTTTATGTAGAACCATCTCATAAAAAAATTTTAGAAAAATATTTAGAAGTAAAAAATAAACAAAATGAAAAAAGCAACTGAAGATCAGTTTAATGAACTGCATCAGTTGGTCACACAAGAGTTTTTAGACAGAGTTAAGAGTGGTGAAGCTACCACTCAAGACTTAAAAGCAGCCTGTGATTGGCTGAAAACTAATGATATTAGCGGTATCGCTTACGAAGGTAATCCATTAGCAAAACTAGCAAGTGTTTTACCAGAAGTAGACCCTGATCTTGTACAAAGGAGACTTTATGGCAAAAACCGCTGATTTTTATAAAAAAAATGCTGACGCTAGAAAAAAACGTCAAGCACAACAGTCTAGATATAACAAAACTGAAAAAGGTAAAAGCTTAATAGCTAATGCAAAAAAACTTAGAAAAAAACTTGGGATACCAAAAGGTTCAAACATGGATGCAGCCCACTATAAAGGCAGCACAACAAAAGGAAGACCACAACATAGATCCGAGAATAGAAAAAGCAGAACTAAAAAAGCATGACACCTTTACTACCTAGCCCTAACCATTACTTACAAAACCTAATAACAATGACAAGTTCAGAATCTAAACGGCTCTGGAGAAGAGCTATAAAAGAGCACTTCAACTGTCAATGTGTTTATTGCGGAAATTTTTATGAATTACACGAACTTACAATCGACCATGTTAAACCTAAAACTTATGGTGGAGAAGATTTACAATCTAACCTTGTACCCGCATGTACAAAATGTAATCAGGAGAAAGGTAGTAACTATTGGCTAAACTGGATGCGTTCACGCTTCGGATATAAGCCACAACGAGAGAAAAGAATATTAGATCATATTGCCTATGAGTGACGTTTTAAACGCCTTACAGGGGGATTTTAAGCTGTTTCTGCAAGCTTTATGGGAGCAGCTTAACTTACCACAACCTACAAGGGCACAATACGCTATTGCAGACTACCTACAACATGGTCCTAAAAGATTACAAGTACAAGCTTTCCGTGGTGTTGGTAAGTCTTGGATCACTGGAGCATTTGTTTTATGGACTCTGTTCAATAATCCAGAAAAGAAAATAATGATAATTTCTGCCTCTAAAGAGAGAGCAGACAATATGAGTATCTTTTTACAGAAACTAATTATCGAAACAGTCTGGCTTAAACACCTACAGCCTAAAAGTGATGACGCACGTTGGTCACGTATATCTTTCGATGTTAACTGTGCACCACACCAAGCACCCTCAGTTAAGTCTGTCGGTATTACTGGTCAGTTAACTGGATCTAGAGCTGACCTGATGATTCTAGATGATATAGAGGTGCCAGGAAATAGTATGACTGAGCTAATGAGAGAAAAACTCTTACAGCTCTGTACTGAAGCTGAATCTATACTTACCCCTCATGATGATAGTCGCATTATGTATCTGGGAACTCCCCAGACCACATTTACTGTATATAGAAAACTTGCTGAAAGAAACTATCGCCCTTTCGTATGGCCAGCTAGGTTTCCTAAAAATACTACGCCATACGAAGGTTTATTAGCACCACAACTACAAGAAGATATTGATAAAGGAGCAGAAGTTGGAGAATGTACAGACCCAGATAGATTTGATAACGAAGATCTATTGGAAAGAGAAGCAGCGATGGGAAGGAGCAATTTTATGCTTCAATTTCAACTCGATACAACCCTTAGCGATGCTGAAAAGTTTCCTCTTAAAATTGCTGACCTTATCGTTACTTCTGTTAATCCTACTAAAGCACCCGAAAATATCATTTGGTGCTCAGACCCCAGAAATGTTATTAAAGACTTACCCACTGTGGGTCTACCAGGAGACTACTTTTACTCTCCAATGCAATTACAAGGAGAATGGTCTGATTACTCTGAAACCATTTGTGCTTGCGACCCCAGTGGCCGTGGAACAGATGAAACCGCAGCATGCTATCTATCACAAAAAAATGGCCTTATCTACTTACATGAGATGAGGGCTTTTAGAGATGGTTATAGCGATAATACACTGCTTAATATACTAGAAGGTTGTAAAAAATATAAAGCATCAACCCTAGTAGTAGAAACAAACTTTGGAGATGGAATAGTAAGTGAACTCTTTAAAAAACATATTCAACAAACAAAACAAAACATTCTTATTGATGAAGTCCGTGCCACTGTTCGGAAAGAAGATAGAATTATTGACAGCATGGAACCTGTTCTTAACCAGCATCGCCTTATTGTTGACCGTGGGGTTATTAACTGGGATTACAACTCGAACTCAGAAGATCCACCTGAGAGTAGGCTCCTATACATGCTCTTCTATCAGATGAGTCGTATGTGCCGTATGAAATATGCAGTTAAGCATGATGACCGACTTGATTGCCTAGCTATGGGCGTTAAGTATTTCACAGA